CCAGGATCGAGCGGCGGGGACGACATGAGCCAGAGCTGAGGATTGGGCCGGGCGGACAGCGCGGGCAGGGTGGCGTCCACCTGGGCGGCCACGAGGGCGTAGGCCTCGTTCCATAGGAGCTTGTCGAAACTGAAGCCACGGCCGGCGCCCTTGGAGCGGGCCAGGAAGCGCATCCGCTGGCCGTTCAGCAACTCGATGGCTTCCTCTCCGTTGGCCTGGGCGATGCGCTTCACCTGGCGCCGGAGGTCGTCCGTGTTCGTGATCAGAGCCACCAGGCGCCGGAACGCCTCCATGGCCGTCTTGTATTCGTGGGCCGAGTGACCGATCAGCCGCTCTCCAGTGAGGAACAGCCACCCCAGGCCCAGGGCCTCGGCGATGCCGTCCTTACCGTTCTGGCGGGGGACGATCTCGGTCACCTGGAACGAGGCCCACTTGCCGTCCTCGCGCTCGCCGAGGCCGATGGCCAGGTCCCGCGCCTGCCAGTCGTCCAGGATCAGGCCGGCGCTGGCGGCAAGCTCGGTGAATTCGGGGCCGCTGGAGTACGGCGCGGGCGGGTAGTGGCAGACGCGCGGTAGTGGAGCGGGCAGCAGCCTGGGCACGCCCAGGCTGGGCGCCAGAATGTCGGACACGAATCACCCCCGGCACCATCGTACGGTGCCGGGGGTGAGGTTGATCAGGCGAACATGTTGGACGATGCGTTAAGGCCCTGGATCATCGGGGCCGGTCCCGTGTAGGCCGGGCGGAACGCCCGGCTAGCGCGGATTTCCTCGTCCAGCATCCCGCGAGTGATGACAAGGCCGGAGGGCATGACCTGGACGACCTCGGCCGCGCGGCCCTGGTCCTCAGTGATGGCCTGGGCGTGCGCGTAATCCAGGTTGGCTTGGGAGTAGGGGCGGATGATGAAGTCTGCGTCGTTGTTCATAGGTCAACTATAGCAGACGTATCGAAGCGCGGAAAGAGGCCCCGCCCAGATTTCTGGGCGGGGCCTCGTCGGCTGATTACTCGGCGGCGTCGGCCGGGTAGCTGATGCGGCTGGCGAAACCCGGGAATTTCGCGTCGATGTAGTGGATCACGTCCCGGACGGACAGGGTGTCGTCCCCGCCGGTCGTGACCGCGCTGGACAGGATGGCCGCCAACTCGCCCTGGGTGATGGTGGCCTCGGTCGGCGCCTTGACGTTGCCGGCGTTCTGCACGCTGAACGTGCCGTCCTCCAGCTTCAGGACATAGGCCGCCGGGTCCTCTTGGAACGCGATGACCTCGCCCGCCTGGCCGTTCAGCTTGCCGCGCTTGATGGTGACTTTGTCGCCCGTCTGAATCGTCATGCGTCAACTATAGCAGACCCGGGTTTGTCTTTGGCGGCGGCGGCCCGACGTTCTTCCCGCTTCCGCTTCAGGTCGTCGGCCTTGCTCGCGGGCGGGGCCGGCGCCTCCGTGCCCTGGAGCTTGGCCAGCTCGGCCAGGACGGCCCGCAACGCCAGGGCCTGTTGGCGAGCCTCGCCCAGTGGGGCATTGATGACGAGAGACACCTCGCCGTCCAAGAGGTCCCCGAGGATATACCAGGACTTGTGGGAGCCCCTGATCCAACCGTCCAGGGAGTCGAGCCGGGACACGATCCGGACCGCTTCCTGGGCCAGCACGCGGGCCGGCCCGGTGAGCGTGGACAGCTTCAGGTCGGCGGCCAGCTGGTCGGAGGATTCACTCACGGCCGCCACCCCGTGTGGCCTACCGGCATGATGACCTGGCCGGCCCGGTTGAGCCGGAAGGCCACCACGGCAACGCCCATGGCGCCAGCCACGATTCCGCCGTTGGGACCCCTCAGGAACTGGCGGACGGCCCAGGCTCGGCGCCCAATCACCTTGGACACGTCACTGTTGACGGGGGTGAGCTTGGGGTCCAGGCCGTGAAGCTCCAGCCAGTCGCGCTCCCGGGCGAACCGGGGCATGGTGTGCCCGTCGCCGAGCTGGAACCAGCCGATCCCCGAGGTCTCGTTGTCGATCCCGGCCAGGCCGAGCGTGATCTCATGCTTGGGCATCGCGGAATCCTTGGGTCGCCTGCTCAAGCCAGGCAATGACCTGGGGAATCAGCTCTTCTTTGGCCTCGGCCTCGAGTGTGGTGCTGTCCGAGATCACCTCGGGGTCCCCGTGCATGACGGCGAGCAGGGAGATTGTGAGTCGTTCCATAGGTGCACTATAGCGGATGTCACCGAGCGTGAGATGTTGATCATGGAGTTTCCTCGCGCTGGCAGGGGGGATTTCCCGCGACAGGTACGTGGGGTCGCGAATCGGACATTTTGACGATCGATACCCACCCCCCGGGCCGGGTGTGACGCATTGTGATCGACACTCAAAGCCAATTCCTAGAGCGCACACTAGGTGCACTCACTAGGGTGTGGCCTGCCTTGCCCTTTCGCGCATTGCATGACCTACACAGCACAGCGAATGGACCAGATGGGTCACCACCTAGGGCCACACTCACCACGTGGTCAGCCGTCAGGTCACTGGATGCGTGAGGCTGCGTGTTGTATCCAGGGCACCAGTCCCCATGCTCTGCCCGGTGGGCATCAACCGCCGCCTTGCGCAGCGCACGCAGGGCACTGGACCCGATACCGTGCAGATCTTCACGACCACCCCGCACAGAGGCCCCCATGTCAGCGCCCCCGTGCACGACGATGGGCGGCCGCCTTGTGCCCCATAGCCTTGCGAGCCAACTTGCTCCGGCCGGCGTTGGCGATTCTGGCCGCCTTGCTCTTGGCGTAGCCCTTCCGGCGCAACGCCTTATAGACATTCTGCCGGGACGGGTACACGAACCCGTATTTGCCGCCGCGTGCGCTCACCATGGGGTCCATGATATGGCGCCAAGCAGCGCGATGCCCCGGCGCGGACGGGACGGAACGCGGCCGGGGCATCGGTCAAGGCACAGACTACATGGGTGGGACCAGGGGCTCTACGCCCCAGGCGGCCAGCCATTCATCGTGGGTCGGGAGGTGCGGCCAGGGCGCGGGCGGGCCGGCGTAGACGGCGACGATTTCCCTGCCGGCCATGAGGTGGATTTCCGGCGTGGTGTGGACCGCCCAGCGGGCCTCCATGTGGCCGCCGCAGTCCTCGCACTCGGCCAGGCCATCGATGTACTCCCGGCCCGGGACGCCCGAGCCCAGGGCCGTGATCTCCAGCACGTCCACCCAGAGGATGCCGCCGCAGCCGGCGCACATGCCCATCCGCTCAGTCGGCATCGGCTGCACCCTCGGTAGGAGGCTCTATCCCAACCTCCTGACCAATCTTGACCGCCTGCCGGTCATCGACATGCCTCGTGTAGCAGAGCTGCGCCATGAGCACGGCTTGGGACAGTGTGACTTCTTCACCCATGGTGTCGGAGAAAGCGAATTTCAATTGCTTCAAGGCTCGGTGAGCCTCGGGAGTGAGGCTCACCTGCCGGTATCCCGATCGCCGCATCAGTCCATCCGTCCATTCTCGGCGAGTCGCGTACGCGCCCCGACCTTGAGGACCGATCCATTCACGAAGTGAATCTCGGCCTCGGCCGTGCTTGCCGGGTTTGTTTTCCCGCCCTCAACCCACACGTAGTCAACCGTCTTGTTGAGCACTACGTCCCCGAACTTCAGGTTCCGCGCTTGCTTCGTCATACCTAGATGGTACACCACGGTCTAGGACAGACGCAACTCTCTTGCCCTCGAGATGCCCATACGCCCGGACCCGGCCGGCGGCCCGGAAGCTGGCCGTGGTGGCCTTCCATTTCGGGTTCGTGCCGTTGGGCAGCCGCTCCCACGAAAACACGACGTTGGTCCCGGGCCTCGAGCACCACGCCCCGATGATCTCGAGCAGCGGCCAGGGGTCGGCCTTGAGGTGGCCGGTCTTGTGGCCCCGGGAGTAGCCGAGCCGGACGGTATAGCCGTTGCGCTCGGCCCATCCCTTCAGGGTGGCCACCGGCTTGGGCACCTCAATGTCATCGGGCCAGGGGTCGAGGTTGGTCACCTTGGCCGGCGGACGCGGGTTGGGAACTTCGTCCCAGTTGCGGCCGTACGGTGTGACCTCGGGCAGCTCGGTCTCGGCATCGGGGACCAGCACGTCTCCAGCTTCGTCCACGCTGATGGCGTCCAACTCCATGGCGAGCGCATCCGGAAGGTCTTCAGAATCGCCCACGACCTCGCCCTCCTCGGTAGCCGTACCGATCGGCATCCTGGAGGCTCCAGACCATGAGGGGCAGCTTGAAAACGTCCCCCACCGAGAGGTCCCCATACGCATCGAAATGATCATCTAGCCACTGACTGGCCTCTTCCTTGGTCAGCTTCCTGCCCCTGGCCGCGAACTTGAGCGCGGCTTGCTGGAGCAGTTCCTGAGCACCCATCCGTCTCATTTCAGGCCCAGCACCGTGGCTAGGAACCCGTCCTCATCCGGGAACGGCTCGTTGGCCACCGACACACAATCGTCAATGACCTGGCGGGCGTCCTGGACGGCGCGGGCCGGCTCGGTCTCGAGGTAGGTGACCGCGCGCCGGAGGGCGGTCGGCGTCAGCCAGCCGATGATCCGGTTGCACGTCTTGTCCCCGCCAGAGCAGAGCAGGCCACGGACCTGGCCGCTCACGTGGTTGTGATCGATCCCCAGCCGGCGGCCGCCCCGGCCGCTGGGGTCGTCCGGGTTCTTGCCCACGGCCTTGCGGCAGATGTAGCAGGTCCCGTGCTGGGCGATGTACATGTCCCGGTAGTCCCGGGGCGTGACATCGTAGTTGTCCAGCGCGGCGCGGTAGAACGCTCGCCACTCGGTCACGACCTTGGGGGTCATGCCGGGTGGCGGCGTCCAGAGTCCCGTCAGAGATGCCATGGTCAGTGACCCGCCGGGATGCGGTAGTGGGTCCGGACCCGGGGGCCTCGGCCGGTCTCGACCTTGACCAGCGTGCGGTCCAGGACGCCGGCCGCCGCCGCGCGGGTCATAAGACTGATCATGGTAACCGGCTTGAGGCCGGCCGCGACTGCCGTGCGGTCGGCCAGCTCAACACCGTCCATCCAGTCGGTGGCCGCCGACAGCTCGGCCCACACCGCCGCCCAGGCCTGGCCGAGCTTCCGGCTCGGGTTGGGGTAGCCGGTCGGGTAGTTGGGGATCGGCACCCAGGGGCGCGCGTTCTCGGTATTGGCACTCATTGTCGCTTCCATTCCTCAACTATAGCGGATCAGAGACACCGCAGGCAATCAACGATGACAGGGTCACGAACGAGGCGGACCCGTTTCGGCCCCATGTTCTCGCCCACGGCATCGCACTTGGTCACCCACATGGCCAGATGCTCGGCCCAGATGGCTTGGTGGGTCTTGGCGGGGATCAGGGCGGGAGCCGACTTGCGGCCGGCCGGCCGGTACTCCGCCAGCAGACCGGTCCGGATGCCTTCCTGGACCACGCGCGAGAGGTTGTGCATGGCCGCGAGCGTGGTGCCAGCCTCGGCGAACCAGCGGCCCCGATGGTCCTTGGTCAGGGTCTCGCCGCTCTCGAGGCGGAAGATCACTGCGGCCATCTTCTCGTCTGTGACGCCGGCCGCGAATCGTGCCTCAGGGTTGATCAGGCTGGCCGCCACCACGTGAGCGGCGGCCCGCTCCAGCAGTAAGGACTCCCGCTCGGTGGGGAAGTAGTAAGAGGTCATACCCCGACTATAGCAGACGGAGCACCCGCCGGCCGCGCCGAGGGGCCACGCAATGAGCCACCCGGAGGGGTCCCAGGGTCCCAGCTAGGTCCCAACCTGGGGTGGGACCCTATAACCGCAGGTCAGAGGCCGTTTTTGGCCCAAAGTCCCAGGGGTCCCAGGCAAAAACGCATTGTTAGTTCTATACGAGGTAGGGACCCCCTCTCTTCCGCGAGTAGAGAGTTTCCACATTTAACCTGGGACCCCTGGGACTTGGCCTCTGACCTGCAAAAACAGGGTCCCAGGTAGCTGGGAGCTACCTGGGACCCTGCCTGGGACCTGGGACCTAGAACGGACGAAGCATCATCTTTCCGGCCTCGGACAACCCCAGGCCCACGATGTGCCACCGGTCGGCCCCCTTGCCGATGCGCTTGTCCGCGAGGCCGGGCCGCTCCGCCAGCCGGTGCCGGAGGCTAGTCACGTCCGTGGAGTCGCGGTCCCGGCCCATCCGCTCGCACCAGACCCGATAGACGGCGTGCAGCTCCCCCTGGGGCACCTTCAGGTCCTCGCCCATGACGCAGCACTGCTCGAGGAAGTCGGCGTCGGGGTCGGCGTACTCCCGGAACCGGGCGTCAACCGCCGTGTGGCTCTCCGGCGTCGTGAAGCGGCCGGCCTCGTTCAGCCGGTCCAGCCCGGCCAACGCCCAGTTCAGGATGCCGGGCAGCTCGGCCAAGAGCCGGTCCTCGAGCCCGATATCCTCCCGGCCGGCAAACGAGACGTTGAACCGGACGTGGGTCATGCGGTTGGCCAGCGCGCCGGACCGGTTGATCAGGCGCGGGGTCTCGTTGGACAGGACCATGAACCGGGTCCCCAGGTGGCCCATCCACGGAGCCTGATACTTACGGTTGGCCCGGATCGAGTCATTGCCGGTGATCCGCAGCAGAGGCTCCACTACCTCACCGGCCGCCCGGCTGGCCCACTTGGGCTCCGAGATGGTGGCCAGGCTCTTGCCGATCAAGTCCCCGAGGCCGTACTCCCCGGCCAGGTCGTTCAGGGTCACGCCAATGACGTTGCTCGGCCCCAGCATGGCCTCGATCACGCGCACGATGGTGCCCTTGCCGGACCGGCTGGCCCCTACGAGGCTGGCCATCATCTGGTGATCGGTCCGGCCGCTGAGCAGGTAGCCCACCCACTCCTGAAGGAAGGCGTGGGCCGTCGCATCGCCCGGCAAGCTGGACTCGAGGAACTTCAGCCACTCTTCCGGGACCGCTTCGGGATCGTAGGCAAACGGCAGGCTGGTCAGGTTGAAACGCAACGGGGTGTGGGGCATCAGGACCCGCTTGCCGGCCTCGTCGGTCTCCAGCACCCCGTTGCTCAGGATCAGACCCCGGGCGTCCTCGCCCGCGCGCTGGAGCACCCCCCGCGACAGCGCGTGCTCCACGTCCCCGATCTTCTTCCGGGTGGGCGCCCAGGCCTTGGTCACGTCCTCGCCCTTGGCGTCCTTGCCCGTAAAGGTAGCCGCCTCGGTGGCGCGGTAGAGCCACTGGGTGACGGCGTCCTCCGCCGCCGGCACCCAGTGCGTACCGGCGTAGGTGTAGTAGCTGCCCTGCCACCAGGCGAGGTCCCCCGGGTACTGGGTGGCCAGCGCGCGGGCTACTTTCAGGGGCTCGTGGGGTGCCGGCAGATTGACGCCTAGCTCACGCTCGGACTGCTGGGTCATGCTGCCACCCTCTTGATCAGCTGGCCGTACACGTCGGCCGGTGGGAAGTCGTCAATGATCGTGAACGCCGGCCGGTTGAGGCCCTGGGACAGCGCATCAGAGACGCGGGAGGCCAGGGTCCACCGGCGCCGGTGGGCCGCGTTCCAGCTGTCGGAGTGCACCCCGTTGACCCGGGTCGCTGCCATGATCAGCTCCCTGGCCTCATCCAGGGTGAACAGGCCGGCGTTGGCCATCCGGGCGAACCAGATTCCGGCACCACCCAAGGTCTTGTTGACGGTCCCGACCCTCATGGTCAGGACGGCGTTGAACTGGTCCACGGTGTGCGCCTCGGCCACCGACCGGCGGATGACCTCCCCGACGGAGTCCCAGAGGTCGTCATCCTCGGGGGCGTCGGCCGCCCCCGAGGCTTTTGGGGCGCGCAGATTGCCCCCCGCGCCGCGCTGCGCCGCCGGGGAGCCGATCGGTGCCGTGATCAGCTCCTGCCAGGCGGCCGGCAGGACCGGCAGGTCGATCACGCGCGGCGGCGGCCCGTTCAGGGCCTCTCCGTCCGGTCCGTACCAGCGGTAGGGCGCGTAGTCGGCGGCCGGGTTCAGCGAGGGCCAGACGACCGCGTACCGGCGCCCGTAGTGCAGCACCTCGATGTTCGGGCCGTAGGCCTTGGTCAGGATCTCTTCAGCGCCGGGGACCGCCACCCGGCCCATGCCCGTGCGGTAGAACCGGTGACCCGCGTCCCCGCGCCCCCGGGCCGTGTTGCGGTAGGTCGGTGGCAGTTCTCCGAGCGCGGCCTCGGCCGCTTTCAGGGTGGCCGCGCCCTCGTGGTCCTCGTATTCGTCCACGTCGAGGCCGATGACCTGGCGGGGCATCCGGATGCCGAGGTTGCGATAGGCGGCCCGGGTCTGGGTGCCCTTCTTGATCCTGGCCCAGCCCACGGGGCCGGCGTCGTAGCCGGTCACGCCGACCGGTACCGGGCTCTTGGCAAGCGGATCGGCGTCCGAGCCGACCGGGAAAACGTCTGTCCATCCTCGAGAGAAATAGAGCAATGCCCCGTCACCGAATGGGGTCGGCATGTATCCTCCAGGTGTTACCGTGTCGCGCGGTTGTTCGGTTGGTCTGGCCCAAGAGGCCCCGGGATGTCACCCCCGGGGCCTCTGCCATGTTCGACTATAGCAGACGAACCTATCCTCTCGGCTTGGTGATCGTTACCCGCTCCGACGCCCGCGTGACGGCAGTGTATGCCCACCGGCGGCCGGCCAGCAGAGCCGAACGGGCGTCCTTGCGCCGGGCCTCCATGCCGACCAGGGCCTGTGACTCGTTCACGATGTAGACGCTCCCCCACTCGCTGCCCTGGGCCTTGTGGACGGTGATGGCCTGGGCGTACGTGAAGAGGCCGATCGGGCCACGGCCGCCGACGTACTGGCGCTTGGCAGTGTCCTGGGCCTCGCGGCCGGCAAACCCTTCCTGGGCCACCTGGATGATCCGCTCGGCGCCCTGGTCGTCGCGGACCACGACCTCGAGCGCGCCCGCGCTGGTCAGCTTGGCGTCGGCCAGCACGTCGAACTGCTGGCCGTTGAAGACGCCCATGTCCTTGTTGTTGGTCAGGCACATGATCCGGTCGCCCGTCTGGACCTGACCCGCCTGGCGGCCGAGCTTGCCCCGGATCACGTTGATGGCCGCCCACCGGGTGGCGTTCTTCCAGCACAGGATCTGGTCGTGCTCCATGGCAAGGGCCACGCTGTGCGTGGTCATGTCCTGGTCCGTCATGCCCAGGTCGTTGGTCCGGCTGGTCCGGATGCGGTTGGCCAGCGCCAGCACGGGCGAGTCCAGGGCCTGCCGGTGGACCTCGGTCAGGGCGAATGCCGGCGCCCCGGACGTGTAGTAGCCCTCGCCCCCGATCGGCTCCAGCTGCTCAGGGTCGCCCAGCACGAGGATCGGCACGCCGAAGGACTCCAGGTCGCGGGCAAGGCGCTGGTCGACCATGGACACTTCGTCCAGGATCAACAGGCTCTTATCGGCCAGCTCGGAGGCCGGGTTGACCTGGAACCCGATGGTGGCCACCCGCTCCTCAAGGGTCTTGATCTCCTGGATGAGGGCCGTGGGCAGCTCGGTACCGGGCTCGGCGTTCTCCATGGCCTCGGCCAGCTCCCGCCGGGCGGCCTCGAGCCGGGCCTTGGCGGCGGCGTTGCCCACCGGCTTGTAGATCAGGCTGTGCAGCGTGCCGGCCGGCTGGCAGCCCTTGCCCCGGAGTACGCTGGCCGCCTTGCCCGTGTAGGCCGCGAACTGCACGTCCTCAGGGTCCAGGCCGAGCGTGCCGGCCACGCTCCGGGCGAGGGTCGTCTTGCCGGTGCCGGCCGGGCCGAAGAGTCGGAACGCCTCGATGGTGGAGGCGTCTCCGTGATACCAGGTGTCGATGGCCTTAAGGGCCTCGTTCTGCTGGGGGCTAAGCTCTGTCATGCCTCCACTATAGCAGAGGTAATGGGCTTCCCGGAAGTGGATTACCTCTGCTATAGTGGAGGCATGACACAAGACGAGAGCACCACCCCCGCCACCCCCGTCCGCAAGTTCATGCTGACCTACCAGGCCAAGACCCGGACCGTCATGTTTGAGGGGCGCACGTTCGCCACCACGACCCTGGGTCTGACCGAGGAGTCGATCCTCAGCTGGGAGGACGCCATTGCCCGCGCCAACGGGTGGCCGTCGGCCCTCGTGCTCGGCGTCGTTGAACTGGAGGGCTGACCCACCATGCAAGCTCTGTGGACCAATCACACCGTCATGATCAGCGTGGACGGGGAGCCCGCCCACGAGATCCCCGCACTCAACTACGCAACCCTGCGGCCCGTCCGGGTGCGCGTGGACATCTACCGGGACGACCAGATCAAGGCCACGGTCGAGGGGCACAAGATCCGCAAGGACGGGACCGACGCTGTCAACCTGACCGAGGTCCGCTACAGCCTTTCGGAGGCGACTGTCCCCGACTGGCCATTCCCGCCGGCCTATGTGCGTGAGGCCGCCATCCTGGCTCGCCAGGTCGTCGCGCGGGGGTACCTCTGATGGCCACCCCCGCAGAGCTGGCCGTCATCGCGGCGGCCCGCGCCGTAGCCGAAGCGCACCGGGAGTCCGGCGTGCTCCTAGAGCTGGCGGACGCCATTGCCGGCCTGGACGCCGAGGAGTTGGCCGGCCAGCCGCCGGCGGCGGCGGCCGCCCGCGCACAGGTCGCCGCCGAGCAACTGCCGACGGTAGGCAACTGGCCCGGGTCATCGCCCTCGGCGGAGCCGCCCTGGGACCGGATCGTGATCGTAGACGAGGCGCCGTCCGTCAGCGAGATCCAGCGCGCAGGCCGTGAGCTGCGCCCGTGGCCGGGCGGCTGCTGATGGCTACCCCAGCGGAGCGGGCCGTCCTCGCGGCGGCCCGCGCCATGCTCGAGGCTGACCTTGATCAGACCGGCGCCAGCTTCCCCCCGGCCTGGGGCGACCTAGAGGCCGCCGTGGCCGCCCTGGACGCCGAGGAGCACCCGGCCGGCCCGGACGCCCCTCGAGAGCAGGAGCTGACCTGGGGCCAGGCCGTGGCCACAGATGAGGTGCTGTCCGCCAACGGCCGCTGGTACGAAGTGCTGGACATCCGAGCTAAGGGCGCCCAGGTGCACGTCCGCTTCCGTGGCCTGCCCAAGCCTTTCGACAAGCCGGCCGCCGACCCCGTCCGGGTCCGGCGGTCCGAGATGGGCCAGGCGGTCGACATGCTCGCCACGGTCCTGTGGTCCGGTCCGTCGTGAGCAGGCTGCACCACACCCAGAATGGCAAGTACTCCAAGGTCAAGGCGTGCAAGCGCAAAGAGCACGCTCACGACACCCGAGAGCAGGCGCTGGCCCACAAGGCCCGCCTGGTCCGGGCCGGAGCTTACGAGCCCCGGCTAACCGTCTACCTGTGCAAGGACAGGACGTGCGGTAAGTGGCACGTCGGCCATATCATGATCAGAAAGGTCTGACCCTGCCATGACCGCTCATATGATGATCGCTCCGGGGACCCGAGCGGACGGCCGCTGGTTCGACTTCCCGCGCCGACAGCGCATGAGTTTCGTCCGCCGAGTCCATCACCTGTCCTGGTGGGAAGAGCTGACCGAGCCGCCGTTCGGTTCCAGCAACGTGGAGTTGGGCACGGCCACCCTGCGCACCTACGCCCACCCCAGCTGGCGTGTCCGGCTCCGGTTCTGGGTGGACTCCAACCTGGGCGCCGATCCGATCCTGCCGGCCGGCTACATCCTGCCCGGGACCGTGGTCGGTACTCCCCTCGAGCAGACCCGCATCTGCTGGCGATGCCGGGACCTGGGCGTCATCCGCCCCCTGGAGGTCCAGATCCACCCGACCACGGAGTGCATCGGCCACCAGGTGGCCGACCGGCTCAATATCGACCTCGGCGGCCGGCCGTGGTGAGGCTGCGTGACTACCAGGAGCAGGCCCTGGCCGCTCGCGCCGAGGCGGCCGCCGAGCGGCCGGCCGAGAACCGGCAGGCCGTTGTCATGGCCACCGGTCTGGGCAAGACCATCACGTTTGGCGCCGAGGCGGCCGCCGAGCCGGGCCGGACCCTGATCCTGACCCACACGGACGAACTGGCCGACCAGGCCGAGACCAAGGTCCGGCTGATGGCCCCTGGCCGGGACGTGGGCGTGGTCAAGGCCGGTCGCAATGACGTGGACGCCGAGATCATCATCGGGGGCGTACAGACCCTGGCCAACCCGGCCCGGCTGGAGCCGATCGGCCACGTGGACCGGCTGATCATTGACGAGTGCCACCACGCCACGGCCGATCAGTACGTGTCCGTGATGCGCCGCATGGGCGCCCTGCCGATCCACCAGTACGACGACAGGGACCCGATCCCCGTGACCGGCTACACGGCCACCCTGGAGCGTGGGGACGGCCGGTCCCTGGGCGGTGTCTGGCATGACGTGGCGTTCTCCCGGGGCATCTCTTGGGCTGTCCGGCGCGGGCACCTTGTCCAGCCGCGCGGCTACCGCGTGGAGGTCCCCGGCCTGACCGGCGTGGCCACGGCCTCGGAAGCCGTCCAGGACACGGCCCTAGTGGACAGCATCGCGCCGGAGGCCGTTGTCCGGGCCTGGCTGGACAAGGCGGCCGGCCGCTCCACGGTCCTGTTCGCGCCCCGGGTGGACAGCGCGCGGGCGTTTGCCCGCGCATTCAATGATGCCGGCGTTCAGGCGGCCGTGGTCTGGGGAGAGCAGGACAAGCAGGACCGGCGGGAGAGGATCGAGGCCTACCAGCGCGGTCAGATCATGGTCCTGTGCAATGCCAACGCCCTGACCGAGGGCTTTGACGCCCCCCGCACCAAGTGCGTTATCGTGCCCCCCGGCAAGAGCCGGGGCCGGTATATCCAGCGGGTCGGCCGTGGCCTGCGCCCGTGGTTGGACGGACCCATCCCCCGCGCCGACCAGGACTGCTTGATCCTGTCGCTGGCCGATGACACCCCCGGCCTCGTCTCGGTGGCCGACCTGTCCGACCACGAGGGCATGACCGCCCAGGACGGCCAGGGGCTGACCGAGCTGGAAGACCAGTACAACCTGAACGACCTCGAGCCGGACGCCCCCAACGCCTACGGCGGCCCCCTAGACGTGGTGCCCTTTGACCCCCTGGTGGCCAGGTCGGACAAGGTCTGGGGCCGGACCAAGGCCGGCGCCCTGTTCGTGCCAGCCGGCCGGGACAGCTACGTGACCATCCTCCCGGACACCCTGGGCGAGGGCTACGCGGTGGCCCGCGTCGGCCGCCGGGGCGGCGGCGGCATTGTCCAGCGCGGTGTCCCGGACGTAGAGCTGGCCATGGCGCTGGCCGAGGACACGGCCTTGGACCTCGGCGGGGACATGGGCCGGCTGCTGGCGGACAAGACCCGGCCGTGGCGCGATGGCGTCCCGACCGAGGCGGCCAAGGACCGCGCTCGGCGGATGGGGCTGGGCAAGGACGTGGACCGGATCATGTCCCAGCGCTCCGGCGGCAAGGCCGGAAGATTGTCAGACCTCATGGATAGGGTCCAGGCAAGCAAGGTGATCGATCCGGTCGTGAGCCGGGTCAAGACGAGGACGGGACAGCGATGATGGTCTGGTGTGAGTGCGGCGCCTTCGTGCTCTGGTATTTCGAGGACGGCATTTCGGTATGCCGATGCGGCCACCCGGCGGCAGAGCACGTAGACGGGGACAAGATGTGCGTGGGGGACCTGGAGGTCACGCGATGACCGACGACGAGGACGACCTGTTCAGCCCGGCGCCGCCGCCACCCCCGAGGCCGGGACCGTGGTTCCCGGCCCAGCACCGGGGCACGTGCGAGCACTGCGGATGGATCGAGCCCGGGGACACCATCCGGGCCACCGGCACGGGGGGATGGGAGCACGATGACTGCATTGATGCCGAGCCGGGAGTGGGGACAGCATGACCGCCACTGACCTGGACGACGACCTCTTCAGCCCGGCCGAGGGCAAGCCGCCGTACGGCCTCACGACCGAGGACGCCTGGGGCAACGAGGGCGGCCGCTACCGGTACCCGGCGCCGCCGGACTGGGCCGGCCGGACCCCCAAGCCCTCGGCCACCAACCCGCTGGGCCTGCCCACCTGGATGCGGATGACCAATCTCGTATCCGCGTTCAGCGACCAGGAACGCCTCCAGCTCTGGTTGACCTGGAAGGGCATGATGGGCCTGCGCGCCGGGGACGGCGTCCTCTTTGACGAGTGGATGGCCATTGACGTGGAGTCGGCCGACCCCAAGACCCAGTCCAAGTGGGCCAACGAGATGGCCGAGCGGGCCAGGGCCATGGCCGATGGGGACGCTGCCGGCCGGCGCGGGACAGCGCGGCACAAGATGATGGACCACTATCTGACCACCGGCTACGAGACAGGTACCCGGGCCATGCGGGTCCAGCTCCGGGACGCCATGGCCGCCCTGGACGCTCACGGCTTTGACGTGGTCCGGTCGGAATTCAAGGTCTGGCACCCGGCGGCCGGCGGCACCATGGGCACGTCGGACGTGGAGATCATGTGTCGCCACACGGGCCAGCTCGGCATCCTGGACTGGAAGACCCAGACCCGGTTCTGGACCTGGCAAGAGCCGGCCGGCCAGCTCTTCGGCTACGACTCGGCCCCGTGGACCTGGCAGGGGCCACCGGACCCTACGGGCCGGTGGGTCAGGGCCGAGCCTCATACCCTGGTCGGCCGCCCCGGCACGAAGCTGGCCGGCAAGCGCGTGGCCCTGGTCGCGCACATGCCTCAGACGCCTGGCCCCGGCCGGCTCCCGGTGGAGCTGCACCAAGTCGACCTGGAGTACGGCCGGGCCGTCCTCGAGACGGCGGAGCGCAACGTGGCGCTTCGGTCCATCGGCCGGTCCCAGGCCGTGGAGAGGATGCCGGCGGAGCACTTGCCCCGGCCTTGACACGTCGGCTATAGCAGGGTAGTGTTCTTCTTGTCAGGCGGAACGGCTCGAAGAGCAGAGCGTGGGCCTGACGCACGCGGGGGCCGGTCCCCCGGGGAGATGGCGGCAAACCGCACCCCAGGTAAGTACCGGCCCCCTCCACTCTCGAGCAGACGGGACACGTACCGTGGGGATCTTCTCCAGCAAGGACCCGAACAAGAACGCCGCCGGCAAGTCGAACCGGACCGCGCGTAAGGCCCAGACCGTCAACCAGGCTCAGGCCAGCCAGGCCGCCGGCCGTGGCCGGCGCCGAATCGGCGGGGGCACCAGCACCCGCACCAAGCCTTCCCGTACCTTCTAGAGCACTTGGTCCCTGACTGGTCGTCCCCGAAACAGGGGGCCGGGTTCGATCCCCGGACAGGGCACGGAATACGGCGAGGTGGGGCCTTACCAGTCCCGCGAGCCGGGCAACAGGTCATGTCTGCTGGGTCAGCCGAGCGGGACTGGGCGTTGGTAGCGCTTCAGCCGCGAGGGGCCGGGGGTTCGATTCCCCCCTTGACTGCGCAGCCGGGAAAGACCGGCATGCACATCCAAACTCAAGATCTAGGAGAAACACGGAATGACGGACGACATCAAGGCCTACGCCGGCGGCCAGGACGACGACGACCTTTTCGAGGGCGCTACCGACGAGTTCCCGGCCAAGTTCGACATGCGGGACCGCCTGGTCGTGATCTACCCGACCGGAGTCAAGGGCAGCCGGCTCGGCGAGAACGGCAAGAGCTACGACTGGTACGAGACCACGACCGTGGTCCTGGACGACGGCCCCAAGGGCTGGTCCGAGGTGGGCCGTGACGACCACGGCAACGACCGGCCGATGTTGGTCCCGTCCGTGGAAGACGAGGGCGCCCAGGTGCTCGAGCACTTCCAGTGGTCGGCGGTGGGCATGACTTCCCGAATCGCCAACAAGCTGCCCGGGTCGGACGGCAAGCCCGGGTCGCTGCTGGGCCGGATCAACTCGCGGCCCGGCAAGAACGGCCGGAACCCGTCCTGGTCCATCTCGGCGCCGACCGAAGAGGACAAGGTTACCGCCCGTAAGTACACGGCCGTCTGCAAGGCCGCGCGGGACAAGGTCATGGCCGAGATCAACGCCAAGAAGGATGAGGCCGCCTTCTAGGCTTCACCCCACTCAGTGAACAGGCCCGGCTCCGAGGGGGAGCCGGGCCTGTTCCGTACCCAGGAAGGAACGCGCGACGTGAAATCGCTTCAGCCCCTGGTCCGGAAGCTGACACCGGTCAAGCTCCCCCAGGACCCGATCCTCTATCACGCCACCTATCACGCCGCCTGCGGCCGGCTCTATTGGTCGGAGGCCACCGCCACCAAGTGCATCCACTGTGACGGCCCCGGCGCCCCCGTCCGGCTGTGGGCCGAGCAATGAGTGACCGATCCACCCGAGGCCGCCTCGGGAACCGTGCCTACGTCGATCCGGGTCGGGGCCGGCGGGCTCGAGCCTGCTCAGTCTGCGATGCCCAGATCGGCCACCCGTGCGTCCGATGGCGAGAGCAGGGCGGCGTGCGCTGGAAGGTCCCCCTCAAACACCCTCACAAGGAAAGGTGACGGGACATGCATCGGTGTAACTATGGGTGCGGGCGGCTACTGCCCGCGCGGGAGTTCTATCCGAACCGGAAGGGGCCGACCGGCTCAATCCACCCCGGGTGTCGAGACTGCCGCCGGCAGGCGGCCCGGGACTACAGCAAGCGGACGTACGTTCCGCGCGGGAAGGTGGCGGCGTGACCGACCAGATTAAGAGCCTGACGGACGTGCGGCCGGGGGACCTCTACATCGGCCCGATCGGTGGCCTCGTCGGCGTCGGCGTGGCACTGGGGGAGATCGCCCTGGGCGAGGGCTTCCGGGCCGGCAAGTTGTCCGCTCGGCACGTCGGCATCGTGACCCAGGCCAGCCAGACCCTGCCGCCCGGATCGGTCTACAGGGGTCAGGTCTACGAGACGGGGGTCATCACAGCCCCCAGGATGGCCCAGGCGATGCCGGGCGGGGCCGAGGTCATCGACCTGTCCCAGCAGCAGCACTGGACCGCCAGGAACGCTTTCGTCCGGCTCCCGGAGGACTACCCGGGCCAGGCCCAGGACGCTGCCTGGGTCGCGCTGGCCATGGTGGCCGAGGGCGTGGCCTACTCGCCGTTGTCGTATGGCGCCCTGGCGGCCTGGCACTGGGGCTGGCGGACCGGGAAGCTGGAGGGCTGGATTGACCGGCGGAGGCCGTGGGAGCGGATCGAGCTGCCCTCGGAGCGGCTGGCCGGGGTCAACCCCGTCCAGGGTGAGCCGGTCACCCCGGCCGTTGGCTTCCCGGTGGAGGCCATCTGTTCCGTGTTCGCGGACCAGGCCTGGTCGCTGGCCGGCAAGCGGGTCATGGAGGGCGTCCCGCGCCAGGTCGTCACGCCGGG